AATCTAAGATAGCTCCATCAGATAAACTGTCTATATCTGTGTTTCCTAGTGCTTCTCTTGTTTGTTTATTTATACCTGAACCATCTATTTCTTGTAATCTATTATTTATCATTGCTACATAGGTATCAGGGTCAGAAAATAAAGAACCTCTTTTAGCTGCCAAAAGTTCTCTTTTCATAACAGGTATGCTTTTTGCTTCTTCTTCTAATGTATTTTCTTGTACAAATTCTTTTATTTGTTTAGTTTCCTCTTCCATCTGTCCTTGTGGAGGTTCTATCTGTGTTTCAAAATTTTCTGTTCCTTCATAAATAGGAGTATTACCTTTTTTAATTCCGTAAGGGTCGTCTGTTACAAGTTGTTTTTCATCATTTTCATCAAGTTCTGTATCCATAACTGTCTCCCAATTATTGATACCATCATACATTTCTCCTCGTTTTTCAACCGTTCCTTGTTGTGCAACAATAACTGCTGCAATAGCATTTAATTCTGGTCTATCTAATGCTTCTTCTAAACTTTCATATCCGTCAAATATATCATATTTTTCTAATATCTTTTTCCATGTTGGGATTCTTATTTGCCATGGACCTCTTGAATCTCCTTCATCACCAGGAGTATTTGTAGCAACTTGTCTAGGATTGCTTTTAGTTTTTGGGTCGCCATGTTCAGCAAATGCAATAGCAATAAATCTTTTTATGTCTTCAGGATTTTCAGGGTCTAAATGTAGTTCATCACTAACAAATTCCATACCTTTTGTTTTTAAATAATTACCTGCATACTGTAAATACTCTTGTAACTGTTCTGCTGTATATTCTTCGTAATTTTCAGGTGCCATTAGAACGACTCCTCAAATTCCATAAAGTTGCTTTTAAATTGTTGAGCTTGTCCTCTTCTATTCATTAATTGTTGTCCTGCTAATATTCTTGGAGCTTCCTTACTTAAGAAAACTTTTTCAAGTTCTGCACCTATATCAAAAGGAGTTAACAAAGGTTTTCCTAATTGTTCTCTTGCTTCTTCTGCTGTTGGAAAAGTTGGAGTATAATTTACAGCAAAACCAGGGTCTTGAAAATCTTTACCATGTATTCTACTTTGTAAGTCTTCACTAGGTAATCTTCCTAATCCTACAAAATCAGCAAGTGTAACTTCATTCTTTTTAATTTCTATTTCTCTAGCTGCTGCTTGTGACCTTAATCCTGCAATAATACCTCCATATTGTTCATAGTCTGAAGCTGAAGGTATTAATCCTTTTGATAAAAATAATTCATCTATAGAATTTTTTACTTCTGATTCAGTAGGAGGTAATACTTCTGTACCAAATTCTTCTAAATGTTCTTTATATCCTTCTAGGTTTAATTCTTCATTTACACCTTTTCTAAATTCTATATAAGGTTTGAGTTGTCCCATTAAAGTAGGAGCATTATAATTTACATACACTCCATTTGTATTCATAGCGGATAAATCATTTGCTGCTGTCATTAAACTTCTAATAAAAGCAATCTCATTATTTTTAGCTTGAAAATCTACTTCTCCAGGAACAAAATTAAACTGTGTAGTATCTAAACCTAATTCAAGTAATTGTTGTTGAATTATAAATATTTCATTAGCTGTTTTATTTTCAAACACATCAGAATCTGCACCTCTATAAAAATGTGGAGAAACTCTTTCACCTGCTAAAGGATGGTCTTTACCATACCTAACAGCCTCCCATTTATCTTCAGCTTGATTATATTGCACATAATGATTAGTATCTTCATCAATTTGTGCATAAGGACCTGTGTAGTGTGATTTAGACCTAGATATATCTTCACCTTCATAAGTTATTTCCCTTATAGGTTCTGTTTCTGACATCCATTCTTCTCCTCCAGGTGTTTTGGGATTATTAGAACCGAATCCTTCAACTTCTACTCCATGTTCATTTTTTTTATACCAACTTGAATTATGCCAATCATTTACTTCTTTAATTATTTTTTCATATTGTTGTTCTACTGTTCCTTCTGCACTACCTAATGTAAAGTCAAAAGTTTTTCTTAAAGTTATTTCATCCCCACCTTGATAACCTTCTGGTATTTCTTCTGTTGTTGTTATTTCTATACTGTCTTGATTTTCTAATGCTAGTAAAAATTGTTTTAAATAATTTTGATAATCATAAGGAGTTTCTGCATTTTTTAAATTAGTTGCTAGTTCTTGTATCTCTTCATTTTCAAATTCTGAATAAATTATATCTGTTAATGACATTTCTTTTGCTTCTAATTGAGAATTACCAATAGATTCTTGTACAGGAATCATTATTGTCTTGTTTAAATCTGAAAATAAATCTTTCCAACTTTGCCTATATTGTTTTGATTTATCATATCCAATAAGTAAATTTATAATATCTTGAATAGATTGTTGCGTTATCATTCTTCTAACTCTTCCTCGTCATAATATCTTCTATTGTCTAATTCAGACCAAAAGTTACCGAGGTATATATCGATAAAATTAGTATCTGAATAATCTTTAGCTAAATCTCTAGCATAAGAATCAAGCAATATTCTCAACTGCTTAGTGTCTTCATGCTTACCGTTAAGTATAACATCCCTTTTTCCAGGCACACCTCTTGATTCGTATGATTGTTCTACACCATTAATTACTACTGTAAATGTTCCTCCTTTTAACATAACACGTATTGCTTCATCTCTTTTATCTAAATATTTCTTTAAAGGTGTATATTCAGGAGATGCTTTTAATCTAGGTTCATTTTCCCATTTTCTAAAATCAAGAACTAATTGTGTAAATTCTGGTTGCGTAACAGATATACCAATATTTCCAAATAGTTTAACACCATATCTTCCTTCTATTTCAATTCTTTTATCAGTAATTGCATTTTGTAAAGCACCTTCATTTTTGATAGTTTTATCACGTTCAAGAATTTCTTTTTGTTCTTGATATTCATATTGAGCTAATGTTTGATTCATAGCTTTTTGATATTGTTCTGGTTCTAATTGGTCTGCACCATCTAAAAACGCAGCATAAGAAAATTCATCATCCCATGTATCCATGTGTATATAAATAGCTGTAGATGGATTTCTCTCCATAAGTTCTTTATTTTCTTTTAAAGACCAGAAAGCATAAGCTGATTTTTTAACAGGAAATCTACCTTCTTTTTTAACTGTTGCTTGTCTAAACGGTATTGGATTTAATCCATATCTATTTGCAAATTGTTGTGTAGTAATAAAATAATCAAAATCATTTGCTTCTAACATTTTTTGATATTGTGCAGATAAAACAGTTAATGCCCACCAAGTTCCATTTTTATCTTGTAATTCATATCTTGGTTGTATTGCTGTAGGGTACGCAAATTGAGCTAAACCTCTTATTCTCCAATGTGTTGCTGCAGCTTGTTCTGCTTCTATTAAAGCATCTTTCATAGATTGTTCATCTTCAGGGTCCCATTTCCCTGCATAATAATATAAAGTATATATATCCATTACAGTTTTAGCATAAGAAGCATCCATCTCGTCTGATTTTAATGAACCAAATGGTGTTGTTTTAAAAAACTTCTTCATCCATCCAGGCAATTCATCTCTAGGGTCTGCTGTTCCTCCTGGAGAATTAAAGTTTCCTAAAACAAAATCATTCAACCATTTAGGGAATGTTCTATATCTTGTAAAGAATTTTTGTGGCATAGTAACAACAGGTCCAAATCCTGGTGAAAATCCATTAGCAGATACTAGGTTTAATCCCTCTAAGAAACCATGTGGCTTTACTCTTACACCTTCTTCTGTTAAATCTTCTCCTAACATTCCACTTTGAAAAGGTCTAAATCCTAAAGCACCAGGTATTGCTGTCATACCAAACGTCATAACATTCATAACATCTATATAATTAAACATTAATTCTCCTGTAACAGGGTCTGTTTCAAAAAAAGCATTATTAGTATCCCACGGTTTAGCTTCTCTTCCTGCATCCATAGCTATACGTGTTCTGTTAAATTTAGCAGGATTTTCTAATACTAATTTACCCCATGTTTTTGCTACCTCTTGCCATATTTCAGGAAATGGAACATAAGTAGCCATAATGTCAGAAAGTACATGTCTATCACTACTTGAATAAAGTAAGTTCTTGACTTCGTCCATAGCTTGGTATTTCAATATCTCCATAGCTTGTTCAAGACTTGTTATAGAGTTTTCACCTTCACCAACGTTTGCTGCTTTAACTACATCATCCCACAAACTACTACCTTCTATCCAAGGTTTAGCACCTACTAAAAATTCATCTCTAACTTCTTTTGTCATAAAAGGAATAATATCTTGTGATAATGTATAAAATGACCATCTAAAAAATGGGTCTCTATTTAACCAATCTGAAGGTTTTTGTAATAATACACTATATCCTAAAGATAAAAACTCATCATATTTTGAATATGCTCCATCTTTTAATCTTCCATCAGGAGTTACATTAGAATTTGTATTATAAGCTATTCTTTTTGGTCCCATATCTAAATTGTATAAATCTTCCTTAAAAGATTTTTTAAATTTATTTCTAAATGCTTGAGCTTGTTCAGGTTTATTTCTTCTACTAATACTAAATTTTTGAATTAATTCATTAAAATCTTCCCCATCAATTACTCCACCATTTGCTATAAACTCTCTAACAGATTGGGAACCTTGTGTTAAGTCTGCACTAAATACTGGATATTTAGTAGTACCCTCAGCATTAGTCATTAATTCTCTTAATTGACTTTCTAATCTTATTTCATTACCAGTAAATTGACTAACTGCTTTTCTTGTTGGATTACCTTGCAATCTTCCTATTTCCCATTCAATATTACCTAACCAAAGTCTTAAGTTGTCTTCATCTAACAACATTTCACGAGTTCCTGGGTCATCACTCCAATTTATAAAATCTTGTATATATTTTTTACCATGTCTAGTTTCTGTAAAGTATTTAACAGCTTCTTCTACACCATCTCTTGCAACTATAATAAATGCAGGGTCTTTTGAATAATTCATCATTTCACCTATAAAACCTGTCCAAAATTCTTCTGTAATTTCTCCGTTTCTTAATTTGTCTGCCATGTGGTATATCTCTTCATCTGAACTTCTTTTACCTGTTCTAAATGTTTGCATTAAAGTATTCTCTGCCTGTGATTCTAAATAATAAGGGTCAACATTAAAAAATGAACCATCTGGTGCAGCTTGTGCAAATCCACCTTTTTTAGAAGTTATTAATTTTGCTGTCTTAAAATTTTCTTCAAACATATATTCCATTACTTCTCTTGCTACTTGAGTATTAAAAGTTATAGAATCTTCATCATCAAGTAACTTATGAACTTTTAATTTATACACGTCTCCTGAACTTTCAATTACATCCCATAATCCATTATCTAAATCTATTGTATCTATTATTGAACGAGTTAAATATACATACTCTTGCTGTCCTTTAATAGCCAAAGCTAAAGCATCTATTAATTCTTCTTTTGTTCCTCTTACTAATTCTTTTTTAGATATTCCAACATTTAAATTTATTTTGTTACCTGTTACATCTGTTATTAATCCGTGACTTTCTTTTTGTAATGCTTTTAATACATCTGGTTCCTGCATATATCCTTGTAATATTTCTTGTAATTCTTTTTCTGTTGAAAATTCAAAACTTTTTTCAAGATTTTTATTTATTCCTACAGCTATACCATTACCTGCTTGAAAGTCTAATTGTCCTGTAGAAACTCTACTCACGTTATTAAATGCACGTACTTGAACTACATCTTTTAATCTATTTATTTCATAACCTAAAAACCTTGCAGATTCTTCTATATCTTCTGGAGTTACTTTTTGTTTCTTTAATTTTTTTAATCCACCTTTAATTTCTTTTAATTGAAAATCTATTGTGGTATCAACATCTTTAATATAAGAAGCTAAATACGAATCTCCAACAATTCCTGACGGATTAACATTTAATCTTTTAAATTTAAGTACTCTTTCTATTTCATCATACGTTAAATTTTTTACTGAATCTTGCATTGCAGGAGTTCCTGTCATTTCAGCAATTTTACTTATCTCATCTCCTCTAATTGTTGTTGCAAAAAAATCTTCTCCCATACTTCCCATAAGTTGTATTGTTTGTTTTTTTGAAAAAGGATTATTAAATTTTAAAGATAATAACTCTAAAGGATGTGTAAATACAGATGGACCACCATATACAGCAGTACGAACTGCTTCTTCACCTGGTACACGAACAGCTAAAGCAAGTCTTAACATCCATCCAGGTTTTAAAACTTTTTGCATAAATACGTCACTATATACATATTCAGCTAAAGTAGCAGATGCTAATTCAGGAGTTGACCCTCTATAATTACTATCTTTAAATGCAGTTTTAGGAAATTTTCCTGTATCTACTATTTTTTTAGTTATAGATTCTTTTTCAGAGTTCCAACCATATAGTGCTTTATTTAATCCTTTAGCTTCTTTAGGAACTAATTTTCTATATTTATTTCCTGCTGTAGCAAGTTGTGTGTAATCCATTAATGCTACAAAGTTATCTGCAAATTGACTCATTACTAATGCTGTAGGTTCTGCAATTTGTTGAAACCTAGGTGTCTCTCTTCCTGCAGCTTCAGCTATAGGAGTAGTTTCTAAACTAGGATATTTAAATTTTGTTCCTGGAAAAATAATAGGATAGCCATCTTCATCATAGAAATATTTTTTATTTTCTTGTATTGTCGAAGATAAACGTTTATGTGCTTCTAATATTTTTTTAGCATCATCAGCACCCTCTGGAGAGTCTAAATATCTACCGTAATCTGGATTTTCTCTTTTAATAAAATGAAATATTTTTTCATTAAGTTCTGATACTACTTCTATTAAATCATCTGCAGTTTTTGTTGTAAGTATCTTAGCTATAAAATAATCTCTTGTTTCAGCATTTTCTCCCATAGTAGTTAAAAGTCCATCAATGTTTTCTACAGTTTCCTGTACATATCTTAAAGATGCAAATTTACTTGGTGCTAAATCAAAAAGTCTTGTAATTCCTCTTGGAAGTGCAAATTTTAATTGCCCACCCATTCCAACAATTCCTCTAAAAGGGTCATCTCCTTTTTCAATTAAACCTCCTGCTAATTTTTTAAAAGGACTTCCAGGTATTTTTCCAATACCTTTAATTAATTCTTCTCCAAGTGTTAGTGTTGTAGGAACCACACCTCTTCTTATTGGTGCAATATCTGTTGGTCCTAGTTTTTTAAATTTTTTAGCTAAACCTCCTGCTAACTCTCCTGTAACACTTTTTCTCATAGGTAATTTATTTACTTTAGATACAGGAAGTGCTTCTAATAATTCTTTCCCAACAAATTGACTTGTGTATGGTGCTGATGCTAATTTTGATAAATCTCCTTTTGTTAACATGCTTTCTACAATTTCTCTCATAGCATTTTTGTTTTTTACACTAGCTAACAATTCTAAAACTCTAGTATCTACTTTTCTAAAAGAAGGTATGTCTCTTAATCTTGATATACTATCGTTCTCTACTAAAGCATCTAAGAAATCATCACCCCATTTAGATTTAAGTACATCTTCTGCAGTTTTACCAAACATAAATTTTCTAGCATCTTTTCCTTTTTTTCCAAGAGTCATACTTTTTAATGCTCTACCAATAGTTTTAGGATTTTTTATTAGAAAATCATCTACTGCAGCTTTAGAAACTATTTTTTGTCCTGCAGTTTTTACACCAGAACCATAACCTAAAAGTAAGTTAATTGGGTCTGCTCCTAGTCTAAAAGCTCCATCAATAATAGTACTTGTAACTGCATATTTTAAATCTCCTTCTTTGCTAAATTGACCTGCAACAACACGACCTGGAGATATAGGAACGTGTTCTCCTTGAGGTGTTACATAGTTATATCTATATTCATCTTTTTTAAATTCCTCTGTAATAGGTGTTCCGTATTTATTTTCTGCTACTTTATATGCAGTTGTTGGTGATTCACCAAGTTTAATTTGTCTGTTATATTCATCTGTATCTTCTAATTTTACTGATTGTGGAACAATACCTGTTCCTAAATTTAAAGGTTCTCCTGCTTTCATTGCATCTCTAGCTCTTCTAAATTCAGTAGGTCCATAAGATTCTTTTGTTTGTTTCCATGTATCAGAAAATTGTTTGCTAAACATAGATTCTCTAACAGCATCACTCATTGCTTCTCCTGGCAATATTGAACCTGCTAAAGTTCCAAAAACAGCTTTAGAAACTGGAGTTTGTGTTTGTTGTGCTGCATATACAGTAGATTTAAAATTTTGAGATATGTTTTGAAATGGTGCATCTAGTGCTAAGAAACCTAATTGTGTTCCTCTTTTCCAGAAAGATGTAGATGTTGGTCTTATACTTCTTTGACTTTTCTCCATAGCTTTTTGTTGTTTTTGTGATAAATCTAATAATGTAGAATCATCATCTTGTAAGCCCATTAAACCACTATAAACAACAGCTCTTTTATCTAAATTAGGATATGTCCTTGATATACTTGCAATACTCTCTGCTAAATCTGGACTTATATTTCTTCTAAACTGTAATCTTTCATTTAAATTAGCTGTATTTTCTTCTGCTATAAACTCTCTAACCAGAGAAGGAGAATAGAATTTTAATCTGTATTCCATTATGCTCCAAGTAGTTCATCCCATATTGGGTCTGGAAATACAGCCTTTGCTTCTAATATAAAATTTTCTACAGTTTTTGTTTGTACAGGTTGTGGACCACTATCTCCCATTCCTATAGAAACCCCTGTAGTTATAGGTTCATTAGGATATTGTGTTCCTGCTCCAATATTTAATGGAGAAGGTATTCCTGGTGGTGGTACACCTGGAGACATTTGACCTCCAGTTGGACTTATAGCTCCTGCTTGTGCATCTAATGCTTTTGATTGTCCTGTTGGGTCGCCTTCTTTTCTTGGAGGTGCAACAATGTCTGCAAAAGCTCCACCACCTGTCATATCAGTAGCTTCATTTAATGCAGTATTTTTTCTACCTCTGTTATATTTGTTCGCCATAAATATCTTTTCCTAACTCTTCGTTAAATTCATAACCTACGTCAATATGTAAAAAATAATATGGTAAAGGTGTTGGTATTACATAAGTTGCAACCATTAGTCTATTTGATACAGAAGGTTCATTACCTGTAAATATATCAGTTGACCAATTTTCTTGATTAACCATATCCATAAACTTTTCTAAGATTTCTTTTTCATCCACCAGGAGGTCCTCCTTGTTGTCCCAAAGTTCCTAAAACTTGTTCTATACCAGGCAATCCTCCACCAGGTCCTGTTGGCATTTGAGGTCCACCCATTCCCATCATTGCTAACTCTTCAGGTGTTGGTTCTTCTCCCTGTGCTGTATAATATTTATCTAATATCTCAGACATTTTATGAGGATTTTTTCTTATCTCTATAGCTGCTAATGTTGCTTGTGCATTACCTTCTGCAGCTTGTGCCATAAGAGATTCAAACAATACTGTTTCTGCTTTCTCTGCATTTATTCTTTGTTGTATAGCAGTTATGTTTTCAAGACCATCAAGGTTTTCCTGTAACGTTTGTGTGTCAATAATACCTTGTTGTTTTAACTGTAATCCTGTTATAACTTTTTGTGGCTCATCAAATCCTGCCATTACTCCATATACTCTTCTTGTTGTGTACATTTCTGCAATATCACTTTCAGGAGTATATGTTTCTTTAAACGCAGTTCCATTTAAATATCCTGCTATCGGTTTTCTTTTCTTACCAAACAATTCAACATCATACTCTAGTCTTTTAGCATCTATTTCTTGTAACGCATCTGATATAACTGTTTGATACTCTCTTACGTGCATAGATGCAGATTGACCTAATTCTTCTAATCCTCTACCTGTAACAAATGAATTTGGAGATTGTCCGTCATCAGATACAGGATAAGCAGAACCTAATCGTAGATGTCTTTCTAATCTATCTACTTGTTGAAATAATTGATACGGTAAATTGTTAACAGGTTTTGATACATTTGAACCTGGTGTTAAATAGTTTACAGCAAATCTTCCTTTTCTATATTTACCTGATTCAATTTCACCAATAATATTAGTTTCGGTAAACACAGCGTCTTCCATAGCAATAGTTCCAAGAATATTAATCTTTGCCATATTAGCCATAAGTCCAACAATGTGATGAAACTGACTTTGCATTTGGTCAAATGCGAATCTTTTTGCAACAACAAAACAAGGACCGCTTTTTAATGGGTTAGGCATAAAGTCTATAATCTTTTTATTTTCTGGAAGAAAAACATACGTTCCTTCATTATCCATATACTCAACAACTACTTTTCCTTGACCACTTGAATTAGCCCAAGATTCACTACGTTTTGTATACACCATTCCAAGTGCAGATTGTTGTGCATCTTCAGTATCGTATATTATTGATTTAGCACTTGGATATTGTTTTGCTAAAACTTCATGTGGAACTTGCTGTATAATTGCAAGTTCTTTAGGTTGTTGGTCATTACCAAAATAACCAGGATAACATTTAAAAGGGTCTCTTAGTTTTGCACAAGGATATGGGATACCATTTTTTTCTTCATAACCTATAACCCAAACAGCAAATCCATAACCTGGCATCCATCTACCAACTTGAGGTAATTGTAAATGTAGTTTTTGATTCTTATCGAAAGCATGAACTATTCTTTCTAGTTTTTCTGCTTTCTTTTTACTTCTCTCTGAATCTTTTTCATTAAATACATCAATTTTTAAATCAGGACTTCTTCCTAGTTTTTGTGCAAATCTCTCTAAAGCAGAAAGCATTAGGTTAGGTGCAGGTAGTTCTGAAAACTCTAAAGATGATTTCTCACCTAATAGTGCTTTAACACCAGCCTGTCCACCATTTAAAATATCACGTACTCTGCTTCTATCAATAGCAGCATCTTGATTCATGTTTCTCAAGGTTGCTACCTTCTTAAAAAGTTGTTCTCCTGTATAAGGCATTTATCTCCAAATATCGTTATCTAGCTTACTTGTTTCATAATTAGTATAGCTTGGATTGTAGTCAGTACCTAGTTCTGCAAGACGTTCTTTTTGTAACCTTCTTACTGCTCTCATAGGGAACCAACTAGCCATAACTATGTCGGTCTTTGTACCTACTGTCTTTGATTTATTTTTAGCACTAGAAAAGTAAACTAACTGACTTGTTAAAAGATTTACTTTTTCTTGTGCATTTAATGTTTGGTAGGGTAAGTCTATAAGTTGTTCTTGGTACAGAGGTCTCATAGCAGTAACTCCATAGATAGGGTCAAATTTATTTGCATAAGTTTCATGTCCCTCTAAAAATACTCCATGTTGAGATGCAAACTCTCTAATACTTCTATCTTGTCTAATAGCTTTTTGAAAACCGTTTTCCTCTATAACCCAATGAGAACAATTATATTTCTGCCACCAATCTTTTATAACATGTAATGCTTGAGGGATACCTCCACCAAGGTTATTATCCATATCCACCATATACATTATGTTATTTCCTTTTTCATAAGCCCATAAAAACGCAGCTTGGTAGCCTGTTGAAGCAGGGTCCAATCCTGCAATAAGTTGAGTATGAGGTGGAATGTGTCCTATATCTCTTCTTTGGTTTCTACACATTTCAATCTCTTCTCTATCAAATAAAGAAAGTCCATCAGGCATAGCTACATTAAGATATACCATTTCATAGATGGCTCTACCACCTGTAGTTTCCGCAGCTCTTTTTCTATCCATTAACCAATTAAAACTTCTTTTACCTTTCCATAACATACAGTCTTGATGTTCATCTTCATTCCAATCAGGTAATGTACATCCTGTATCATGTGCTTCTTCAACTGTTGTTTTCCAAGATTCGTTATCTAACAAGTGATGATATAAGTCATCATGGTGTTGTCTTGAACCTATTACAATTACGGCAGTATGGTCTTCTTTACGACTTGACAATGTAGTTGTCCACCAATTTCTAGTGTTCTCTCGTGAAGAAGGTTGCATAGTAGAACTGTGGTCCTCGACATCATCACAGATAATGAGGTCACAATCTCTTGAAAGTATCTTTCCCCCTCTTCCCAACCCAACAATCGTAGGTGATTTAATACCAGACACAGTACGAGTAGCCACGGTAAATTGGTTTTGAGTCCAGGTCTTACCAGTTCGAGACGTAGGCTTAAAACTTCTACCAGGTCCACAAATTTCCTCAACAAGAAGTTCATTGTTTTCCAGAGTGTCAAGCACAGCACCAACGCTGTTCTTTGAAATCTCTTCATTTCCACCTACCCATAAAATTCTTATATTTGGATTTTTGCATATTAACCATACTGTGAAATGTATTAACAGTTCTGTCTTGCCGTGTCGTGGAGGAGACAATATCATTTGTTGCCCACCTTCGTCTAATGCTTCTAAAAGTGAATCTATCCACTTTAAATGAAATTTGGGAGTTTCGTATGGTAATCCTTGTTCGGTTAAGAAGTATCTATCTCTAAACTTAGAGAAGTCTTTAAGAGTTTCGGATGCAACAGGCGGAAGCTCCCAAGTGTCTTGGGCTTGTTTGATTTGTTTATCTTCCAGGAATGCTGAGTATGCCATTGATACTGCACCTGGCGTTGTTTCAAGAAGTCTTGCCACATCTGCAATGGTATTTTTCTTATCAAGAATATCTTGTGCAAGACCTGACTCAACAATATCATTATAGACCGTACCTCTACGGCTTTGAACGTTTTTCTTTTCAACCTCGCTAGGTATATTAAGTGTTTCTTCATCCTGTTGCCACTCTTTCCCCAGTTTAGCAGCTCTCTTCTTCTGCATCTGTATTCTGTTAGAACATCTGTCGCTGCAAAATTTCCTCCTCCCTGTTGGAAGCATACGTTTGCAACCTGCTGCGTAGCAGATTCTTCGCTTGTCATTCATTAAGTTACTTTCTCTTAGGTTTTCTTTTAGAAGAGTAGCTTTTCTTTTTTCCTGTTTTTGTATAAGGCATATAAATACTATAACATAGGCTGTAAAAAAAATTTTCTTATTACTTAAGGTATCTCTAAAGGGAGGTGGCAGGGTTTTAACCTGCGTTATATTTTGTTAGTTGCCTAGCAAAATAAACTTGGTCACCTCCAATTTTAGAGTCACCCTCTCTTGCGAGAGGATGGATTATCGTACTGAAAGGAGGCTAAACAAAGGAAAGGAATCCTAAAAGTTTAGTTAGTTTGATTTTAATATGTTTTCTGTTAAGATACAAGTTATTAAATCGTACAAATAGGATATTTTTCTAGCTCTTAGGAAGAGAATATCTGATAAGAACATCAATAAAGTGGACTAGCTAGACCATCATAACTAGGGTTAAAGCCTATTACTTCATAATATAAAATAAGTCATAAATAGATTTGTTATCGGTTTGGGAGGGATGACACAGGGTAAGAAGTACTCATTATCTTTACTTGCTTAAATGAAAAGCAAACATAAAAAAGCCATATAAGAGGTACCTACAACATATAGTACCGCTATATATAGTACCTGTTAACAGCATATTCTTAAGGGACCTACTACATGAAGGAGACCGCGCCACATTGAACCCTGCCATGTGAAAGATGGCACAGTTACTGCCTAGCCACCAGAAGAATATCCAGTATATACCACACAATATATAGTATGTGTGTGTGATTGCACTAGATATGGTATAGAAATGTACCTAGTTTGATTGAGAACAGGGGATAATCAGTTAAACTTGTATCCCAGAACAACAGATGCAGTTGAAATCCAGATAAAATAGGCATAAGAAAACCCCACTTAGTTTTAATTGAGAGTGCAAAAGTAACTAAGCAGGGCTTTCTAGTAATGTAACAATGGGAAAATTACATTACAATAGTCTTTTTAAAGTATCAAGAGCTTGATTAATTTCTTTCTGTCTCTCCTCATTTTCTTGTACTTTTTCAGCTATTTCTCTTAATTTATTTAACCTAATCTCGCTAGGTGTCAATTCCTCAAGAGTAATATCTTCTTTATTCTTAGCCATTATTTTCCTACTTTCTTTTAATATTTTTCATATAAATCAATTATATAATCTTTACCGAAAGTTTCATTAATTACCTCTTCACATAGATGAGCAATATATTTTTTATTACTTTCTATGAAGCTAGTAATTACTTTTCTTTCTAGTTCTTCAAATTCTTTACTTTCTAAATTATTAGAAAGATTATCTAAACTACTTTTAATCTTCATTAGTTCTATTTTTAATGATTCTTTATTCATTATTTACCCTTTCTTAATAACCAATCCATTTTCTCTTAGGTGTTTTTTACAAGCCTGTAAATCACTAACAACTCTAATTATATTTTCTTCTTCATCTACTTCACACTTCCAATAAGTATTTTTATAACAAGTGTCATCTTTATCTACGCAAGATAAATTATTATTCACTAACCATTTTATTTTCATTATTTACCTCATTTCATTTACTTAATAAAAGAATACTAGATAATAATATTTATGCAACAACTATTGACAATATATTTAAGATATGCCTATAATAAAAAAGTACTAAAAATGGAGAAAGAATAATGGCAAAAAACGAATTACCTAAAGAGTTAAAAGAACTCTATGAGGAAAGGGAAAGAGTTAGAAGTACCTTACATGCAAAGGCAACCGAACTTGGTTGTGATATGCAGTTAGCCAATTCAGTTTTAGGAATTGGAAAGCAAATAGACATTCTTATAGGCAACATTGTGTTATCTATGGGAGAAGATGAAGGCACTAATTATGTGCAAAGCGTAATTGATAGTGTCAAAGAAGTACAGGGAAAGGAATAAAAGTGCATAGAAAACATTTCAAAGCTATTGCAAATGTTATTAAAAATATGAAGACAAAGCCGAATGCAGATAAAGACTTTATATTTTATATGGCATTAGAACTTGGAAAAACTTTCAAGGAATTTAATAGCAATTTTGATGAAGAAAAGTTTATGTCTGCTTGTGGATATGAAAAATCTCAAGAAGTTGTAAACATATAACGACAAGATGTTATATTTAATAATATGAAAGACAGATAAAAAAGTTATCTATCGTGAGTAAGAGTAAGTAATTACAGCCCTGTTGGTCTTACGACTGAAAACGGTAGGTAGCTTGTAGCACATAAGAATACTCTAAATAACCATAACAACTTGCAAGTTGAAAATTAAAGCAGAGTTCTCCTTGTGTGTTACAAGCTATCTATTGATAGCAGGTTAAGTAAAAGAAAAGAGGAAAAATTGTCAGATAATAATGAATTATTTGTTGATGAGTGGAGTGGAAGTCAATACGAACTAGACGAAAACGGATTAGTTCAAAATTTACGACCAAGTAACGAAATTAACTATAATAAATTTGATAATGAGGATATAAAACTAATGAATAGTTTTGGAAACTTCAATTCTATTAGAACTATAAACGAAAAAGCAAAAATAACTTTTTTAGGAGATAGTATTTTAGATTGTGATTCTTACACAAAGTCAAATAAGACAACTATTGACTTTATGTTAGATAATATCCAAATACAAGGAATTAGTAAAAAGGATAAGGAAGAGCTAGTAAACGACCAAACTGTGGACGGATACACAATATATAATGTGCTTGATAGTTGCAAAGATGTAAACGACAACTCAGAGTATGTTGTTATCTCAGCAGGTGGAAACGATTTATTAGGTGCTTTACCTTTATTATCAAAACAAGTTGACACTAACGAAATGTTAGCACTATTAAATAGAGAATTAGACAAATATTTGAGTGCTTACAAAACAGTTATTGGAAAACTAAAGAAAAAAGGCAGAAAGTTTATGCTGTTAACTGTTTATGACGGAAACCCAGCATACGACAACAGCCAATTTCAAGGAATTGAAGATATAGTTGAAACTGTAATATCAATGTGGAACGATAGATTATATCGTTTAGCAAGTGATTTAGATTATGTAGAAGTAGTTGATACAAGAAATGTAATGGACGAAACTTGCTACTACAACGATATTGAGCCAAATGATAAAGGTGCTAAACGAATAGGTAAGCAAATATTTAATTGGTTATGGTACAACAACGCCTTTAAAGAACTGAAAGGTATCTAATGGAATGTAGATTATGTGAAGAAAGTTATCCAAGAATTAGTATGACTAATGGTATATGTTCTATGTGTATGCAATTACATAGTAAAGCAGAATTAGTTGGATTGTTAGAAGAATAAAGAAAGAGAGGAATAAATAATGAGTGCTGAATTACAAACATTAAGCATAGCATTGACTACTTTTGTTATAGGTTGGTTGTTACATCAAACTACTGATGTAGCTGTATGGATAGGATTAAAAAAAGAAAAGAGGAAGAATGATTGAAAGAGATATGAAAGTAGAAAAGATAACTTTATTAGTATCAAGTCCTTTAGATACAATAGCATTTGATAGGATAATTTCTACAATTCAAGAGGGAGAAATTATGGGAGAGTATAAACTAATCCATTATAAAAATCCTACTGAATTTAAGTTGGAAGAAACTAGTACTAGATGAGGAGAATAAATAATGACAGTTAAAGAATATTATGTTTTTGAAACTACAACTAAACGATATACAGTTAAAGCTAATAGTAAAGAACAAGCTATTCAAGATATGGAATATGAACGAGATACAGTTGATAAACCAAATACAAAAGTCATAGACAGAGAAGTTGAGGTAATAGTAAAATGAGTAAATGTTGTATATGTGGAAAGATACTTTCTTCATTAGATAATCACAACGCAGAGCCACTAGCTAAAGGTAGATGTTGTGGTGCTTGTAATACATTAGTCATACAAAAAAGACTTATTGATATTCAAATAGCACAATCCAAGAGCAGTAAATGAGTTTAGGAAAACCAAAAGCTGATGAGTGGATAATGTTATTTACCCCTATGTGTATTCATTGTGGAACACATGGATATGTCAGAGTTAGAAAACAAGATTATAAAATATGGAAATATACTTCAAGACATCTTAGACCACTAGTTCAAGACTTGTTCCCTTATATTCATAAAGATTATAGAGAACAAATAATGACAGGAACACACCCAAGATGTTTTATTGAAATGTTTGGAGAGGAAGAGTAATGGCTAAAGAATATTATGTTCATAAAATTACATTACAAGACGGCTATGGAAATTTGTATGATTATCAAAGTGATTATATAAATGAGAACTTATCTATTGATGAAAGATACGACACAATAACACTAATTAAAAAGGAAGAGTAATGGCTATTAGTAGAGAATGTGTTGATTATTTTAGAGGTATTGAAGTTCCTAAAGACACAATTAAAACTCAAAGAGATTTATACGAGTGGGCATTAGTAACTTTTAGAGATGATAGACCATTAGCAAACTATGAACTTACATTTAAGCTAAGAATGACAAGGCATGGTGGTATTCTGTTTAATTTAAGACAAGATAATTGGATAATAGAAACTCTTGGTGGAGGAAAAGACAGCAAATATAGGTTACTTGCAACACCAAAAGAAGAGTTGAAACTGTTTACAAAATAGAAAATAGCTATTAACATAGTAAATAGATGTTCACAATAATAACAACGAGCATAGATGGAACGCAGAAACAATTTTTCTGTGAGTCATACGCAGAAACCTTGAAAATTGTGTCAAGGTTGAAAGACTATCCTCAAAAACACTTCTCAACGCAAGTGTTAAGAGAGGATAATGAACTTATAAAGATATAAGTTTTAGAATAACTGATTTTTTTAAAGGAGGAATGTGGTTAAAGAAGTAAAAATATATGGTAAAGAATTAAATGAAAACTCATCTGATTCAATAATTAAATTAACTTGTGATTTTATAAACAAAGAAATTGTAGATAATAAAAAAGAAAGAATACAAGTTACAAGTGAAAGGAAAAAACTTATGGAATTTCTAATAGACATTGGTTGGTCTGTGTCAGCAGTTGCAAAAGTTTTTAATATAACAAGACAAAGAGTTTATAGGATATTGTCAAAGGAGGATAAGTAATGGCTTGGCAAGATGAGTACGAAAATGTAGAGGATAGGTTAGTTAAGTTTTGGAAAGATAATCCAAACGGAAGAATTGAAACAGAACCAACCTACACTTCAGAGGACGCAAAAGTAATTGTTATCAGAGCTTTAGTTTATAAAGATATTAATGATGTAAACCCAGTATCAACTGGCATAGCAGAAGAAACTAAAGGACAAGGTAATGCTTATGTAAATAATACTTCATGGGTTGAAAATTGTGAAACTTCTGCTATCGGTAGAGCTTTAGCTAATTGGATGTATCAAGGTAGTGGTAAAAAACGCCCATCTATACAGGAAATGACTAAGACTCAAAAATTTAAAGACGATAATATCAAAGTAGAAAAAGTTGATATGCGTAAAAAAGAGAATCAACCTACTGAAGAAGAAAAAGCAAAGATGGAAAAGGTAGCTGATGAAATGGTATCAGAGCCTAAGACACCTACAGGGAAAGATAAGAAAAATGCAGAGCAAATGAATCATGTTATGCAAGAAGTTTGTAGTGATGAAAAGCAACGCAAGGAAATTCAGGCAACTGTTTACTCAAGACTTGTTGATGAAGATGGATTCATGGAAGATGTAGAGAAATGGTCTAGTGATATGATGACTCAATTTCTTGATGAATTTGAGCAGATGTATCAAGGAACAACAGGTAATATTAATAATGTAAATGAAGTATTTGAAACAGAAGAGATTGAAGAAGGAGGTGGAGATATGAGCAATTATGGAGGAGAAAATCCTGCTAGTGAAGGTCAAATGAAATGGGTTAATGACATTATGAGAAAAGCACAAGATAAACTTGACGCAGATAGTGTTAAAGAACTTAAAGCAATCTATGGAGATGGAAACCTAACAGGGACACAAGCTAGTGAAATTATTACTAATTGGAATGATAAGGTTAGCTAATGGCAAATGATTTAGAACTTATATCACACGGATTAGATAAACTTATTAACAAACTACAGAAACGCTATCCTGACCATGATTTTACTGAAAAAAGTAAACCAAGGAGGAAACATTTCTGTAGTTTAAAAAATGATAATCCTAAAGAATGGGCAACAGATATGGATGGCAATGACTTCTGTATAAAACAATATAAAGAAGTTACAGAGGAAAATTGGACTATCTACAAAATAAAAACTTGTTACGCAGTTATTAGAACTGCTGAACAAAAGGAGCTTATGAAGAAAGGAGCTTTTTAAATGGCTAAGAAAAAGAAAATAAAAAATAAACCTAACTTATTCCAACATCCACAAGTTATGAAAGAGTGGGCAATGGAAGTATCAGAGTCTTGTGGAAGTTTAATAACAGGACAGCAACCTAATGTTTCTAAACTTCAGGCATTAATAGATAAATTTATAAAAGATTACAATGTTAATTTAATGGCTGTTGAGATGCAAAAAAGAGATGGAAAGCCAACACAAAAAGAACTAGAAGAAATGTTTAAAGGTCTGCCTGAAGAGGAAGTTGAAAGACTAAAAGGACTTATGAAAAATGAGGAGGAAGAATAATGGATAGTATTTATAAATTTATTATGAATAGATTAGGAGATATATTAGAGAAACTTGACTATCCGAGAGAAACAACATTTAAAAAAACTGTCCATAGGTTAACTAGGAAAGTCTATGATAAAGTATTTGAAAGACGACATGGTATGAGTCCTTATGACCCAAAAGCTAGATGCGACCATGACTTATACATGGAACAATTAGAATATCAGGAACGTCAGGATATGTATTGAGCCACCCAGTTCCTGGACAAAGTTATTATTGTGAGGATTGTCAAGAATTATTGGAAGACGAACCTCATAAATGTATTCACGTAACAGGTAATATCTAAATCACAATATCTTTAAGTTATCCCAACCTTTAGCATTAATAGTAAAGGTCAACACCCCTGGATGGGACCAAAGACCTGTTCTCTCTGTAAAATCTATACTCTTATCTAAACTTCCACATTGAAACCAAGTCCTATCTCCTTGTTGCTTGGCTCTGAAGTGGTGGTAATGAGCAGTCACTAAAATTTTACTATCTCCTGCAGGAAGGAAACCATACATTTGTCCCTTCCACCAATTTTCTATCTTGTTTTCAGGATTACCGCCTGGTCCACCTGACATATGACCATGAGTATAAGAACAACTAATGCCTTTAACGGTAGTAGAAAAGTGAAAGCCTTCAGGTATTTCAACTTTAACTTTTTTAAACCTTTCTTTATTAGCATTAAATATTTCTTTCATTATCTCTAGGTGCATTGTATCTGAGTTATCTAAGCGAGATGTTAGAACCTGCCCTTTACCACTTCTTGTCATTTCACCATGATTTCCTGGGACCCCTGTCAAAATAATTTTATCTACTAAAGGTAAGAAAGTTTCAACAGTATTAAATATCATATTTCTAGCTAGTGCATATTGTTCCATCAAAGAAAGTTCAACATTAAATGGTTGGCTATCAAAGTAATTCATACTACAATTTTCTGTGAGGTCTCCCATTCCCACTAAATGTACCTCATCTATTGCAACACCAATTTTTCTTAGTTGTTTAATACGTGCAACTGCATCTTGTAAAGCTATTTCATAACGATTCAACATGGCTTCAACACCGTAATCACTCTTTCCAACCTGCCAATCTGACATAAAAAACATGAAAGCTGTGTCTCCACCATACATTTTTGTTTGTAAAGGTGGTTTTTTAGATGCTTTTTTTAATAATTCTTTAAAATACTTGTCATGTCCAGGCTTTTTCTTCCTAACAATGCCTTTAAAAGCATGAAAAGTCTCAACATGTCCTCCTTTTAGCTGTGTATTCCATGATGATACCTTTACAGCACCTTCTATTTCGTATTTTTTAGGGTCAAATCCCCATTCTTGTAAGATTTCGTCATACTTACTCTTAAAATCTGGGTCTGTTCCAACGTGAGTAATCTCACCGATACCTGTTAAATCATTAACTTCTATACCTGGTTTCCAACCTGATTTATAAAAGTTGTTACCAATTTCGTTAGGTATTGGTTTCTTTTTATGTGACATGAAGCCCTCCTTTTCCTGTTCAATAACAGTTTACAGGACTTCTGTGACAAATATGTTATTTAGAAATTTGTTTTTTAGCGTATGTCTTAACTACTGACAATGCTGCACCGCCACCACTGAGGGCTGCTAACTGAACTACTTCAGCGTCAACACCAACTAATGGGGCAACTGTTAAGGCACCAATAAAACATTCTATGAATGTCCAAACGCACCTTTCAATCATATCTTTGAGTTCTTCACTCATTTCATAACTCCATGCTTCATTCCAAGGGGTCCACGCCACATCCTTCTTGAATGTACCTTTAGAGGTTCTTGCTCTCTTCGCTTTTTTTAACATTAACTTAATATCCTCCACTTCAATTTAGCTTTTTGTTTTTTGCTTAAGTTTATTTTACTATATTCTATGGTAACTTTCTCACCATTTAATAAAGCATCTCGTACTTTAGGGTACATTTTCTTATATGCAACCTTAGAACTACCAACAAATCCATTAAAATTGACATCTAAATCCTGTTGAGTATCACCTAAAATTAAACAACCGCTCGTATGCTCGTCCGTATTCCCTTGATGCACCAAAATCCACTCAAATCCAGGGATATTTTGTACATGAAGCATACCTTTATGAAATTCTGCTCCGTATTTACCTAAATATCTATTTGAAAATCCACCTTCATTCCTTAATTTTATTTCGTATGTACCTTCAGGTATGCAGGTTTCGTGTTTTACTTTAACATCTCTATACTCATCTTCTAGTGTATAGCATTCAAAAACACCATCAATAAACAACAAACCATTGGTTGCATCTTTACCGAATTGGTGTCTTATAACTTGTAGTTTCATATTAGCTCCTATCTTTTTGGGTATCTACAATGACAAATGGTCACATTTGTATAACCATTCTCAGCTTTATATGATACACACTTACTATCTACTTGCTGATTTTTTGCCAACTTCACTCTTACCTTTTCTAAATCCTATAGTTAATAACCATACACCTAATGTAATTAAAGTCGCAAGACCTGTAACCTGTTGAGCTGAACCAGTAAGAGTAAGCGTAGCAATAACTAAACCTACTAAAGTCCAACTAAGATTCAAAGTTTCTTTAATTATTTCAATGAGCCACGCCCATATCTTTTTAAACATTATGACTTCCTTAATACAAATGCTGCCATGCTAACTATTCTAGTTAAAATAACTGGGACTACAACTTCTTGAGCTTTTTCTCTCTGGTCTGTTGTCATATCATCACCAATATTATCAAGGGTTATCTCTGATATATCTTCAAAGTCCACAAAAACTTCTATTGGATTCTCTAAGAACTCCTCATACTGTACC